TGTACAAAGAATATATGCGTTCCGTGTGGAGAGAAGAAAAAGCACTCCAACGCAGGAACAGATGCTGGGTTTCCAATGGAAAAGGAACACTTGTACGCTGCGATGGAAATTGTGCTAACTGTGAACACCGAAATGATAATACAACTCTTTCACTTGATTTGTTTGAAGAAAACGGTGGATTCAATACATATGATACTGACGCAAAACCGGATGAAATACTGGAAGACGCTGAACTCTTAAAAGCTCTATGGGAAAGAGTCGGAGAACTCTGTGCTGAAGACCAGACTATTATCAAGATGTTTGGCAATGGAGCATCTGAACGTGAAATTGCCGAAGCAGTTAATCTTTCACAAAAAGGTGTAAACAAACGTAAAAAAACCATTTTTGAGATCCTGAAAAATAATTTGAAAGATTTTTTCTGAAAATGGTACTCAAAGCAAAAGAAACTGTCCTATGTAAAGTGAAGGGGGTGATTAAATGGACAAGCAGAAAGAACTTATCGCACTTCTTTTCGCAATAAGTGTGGTATCTGAAAGACTGGCAAGGAATATGGAAAGAGAGGTAAAACGTAATGAGTCAAATCAAACTTCTGCTGGACATCATCTCAGATGTTCGCAGCCTTGGTGACAGCCTGCAGGCTTATGCCGACGCTCTCACCACATCAGACAAAATCGGTGACCTGAATGATTATGAGGAAATCTACACACCGCCTGAGATGCAGCCTGAACCCGTACAGGCAGAACCGCCGATAACACGTGCAGATGTAAGGGCGAAACTTGCGGAACTGACCCGCCTCGGATTCTCAGATGCAGTAAAAGAACTTCTCCAGAAACATGGTGCTGAGAGATTTTCCGCTGTTGCCGACACGGAACTCCCTGCACTTATGAAGGAGGCTGAGACAATTGGCACATGAAACAAGAACACACGCCGTTCTCTCAGCGTCAGCAAGCAAACGCTGGCTCAGTTGTCCGCCTTCGGCAAAGCTGAATGCGGAACTGCCGGATACCACATCGGAATATGCTCGTGAAGGTACTTGTGCTCATGAGCTTGCTGAGTACAAGGTAAATAAGCTGCTCGGCGTTGAATCCAAAGATCCCACAGAGAATCTTGATTTCTATGATTCAGAAATGGAAGATTGTACAGACAGCTACGTCCAGTATATTTCCGAACAGATATCACAATACGTTTCACCGGTTGTCATGGTGGAACAGCGTCTTGATTTCAGCAAATACGTTCCGGGCGGCTTTGGCACCGGTGACTGTATCATCGTTGCAGATGATGTACTTACTGTAATTGACTTTAAATATGGAAAAGGTGTGGCAGTTGACGCGGAAGGCAATCCACAGATGATGCTGTACGCTCTCGGTGCTCTTGAGATGTTCTGTGTACTGTATGACATAGGAGAAATCAAGATGGTGATTTTCCAGCCGAGAATAGAAAACATCAGTGAATCCGTAATTACAGTATCCGATTTGCTTGACTGGGCGGAAAATGAACTGAAACCCAAAGCAGAACTTGCCGCAAAAGGCGAAGGAGAATTTTGTGCCGGAGAACACTGCAGATTCTGTAAGGTAAAAGCAACCTGCCGTAAAAGGGCTGAATACAATCTGGCAATTGCTCAGTATGACTTTGCACCGCCGGATATGCTGGAAGACAGTGAGACTGAGATGATTCTGGAAAGGGCTGACGCACTTGTATCATGGGCAGCCGACGTCAAGGAATACGCTCTTTCTCAGGCGCTTTCCGGAAAGCAATGGAACGGCTATAAAGTTGTGGAAGGTAAATCCAACCGCAGGTACACCGATGAAAAACTGGTCGCTGAAGCTGTCAAGGCAGCAGGCAAAAATCCATACAGCGAACCGGAAGTTCTCGGTATTACTGCAATGACCAAACTGCTGGGAGGCAAAAAGAAATTTGATGAACTTCTCAGCAAATACGTATGCAAACCACAAGGCAAACCTACACTCGTACCCATGTCCGATAAACGAAAGGCATGGAAAAACACAGCGAATGAAGATTTTCAGGAGGACTAAATTATGGCAAAGATGATGAACCCAACAAAGGTAGTAACAGGTGTATGCAGATTCAGTTACGCAAATCTCTGGGAACCAAAGGCAATGGACGAGAACAGCAAGGCAAAGTACAGCGTTTCTCTCATCATTCCGAAGAGCGACACCAAGACCCTTGATAAGATCAGGGCAGCAATTCAGGCAGCATATGAGGAAGGCAGGAACAAACTCAGCAACGGCAAGTCTGTGCCGCCTCTTACAGCACTCAAAACGCCTCTCCGTGACGGCGACCTGGAACGTCCTGATGATGAGGCTTACGCAAACAGCTACTTTGTAAATGCAAACTCCATCACTGCTCCCGGCATTGTAGATATTGATCGTCAGCAGATTCTCGAACACAGCGAGGTTTACAGCGGCATTTACGGCAGAGCGTCTATTAACTTCTATGCCTACAATGCAAAGGCGTCCAAGGGTATCGCCTGCGGACTCCAGAACGTACAGAAGATTCGTGACGGTGAGCCACTTGGAGGTCACAGCCGTGCGGAAGATGACTTCGACGATGATTTCAATGATTTTCTCGACTGATAATACATGAATAGCTGGGTGGGCAGTTAGGCGGAATGCTTGGGTGGGTTTGAGGTTTTATGATAACAATCGATATTGAAACAAAATCCGATAAAGACATTGCAAAATGCGGCGTATATGCGTATGCAGACTCCCCATATTTTGATATTTTGCTGTTTGCCTATTCCGTGGACGGACAGCCTGTTCAGGTGATTGATACGGCAAACGGCGAAGAAATTCCTGAAAATATTCTTGCTGCTATTGCTGATGAAAATGTAATCAAGAGAGCGTTCAACGTCAACTTTGAAAGAGTATGCCTGTCAAAATATCTGCGTGAGAACTATTCGCAGTATTTTCAGAGTTACAGTATTGCTGAAGATACTGTCGGAAGTTATCTGGACCCGAAAAGCTGGCACTGTTCCATGATTCACGCTCGTACTTTAGGACTTCCCTCATCACTTGCAGAAGTCGGCTCAGTTCTTGGCATAGAACAGCAGAAAATGACCGAGGGCAAGGCACTCATCAAGTTTTTCTGTACTCCATATGACACCATTGACGGTGTTCCGCAGTTTCATAGCCAAGAAGATTATCCCGAAAAATGGGAAGTTTTCAAAGCATACAACAAACGTGACGTGGAGGCAGAAATGGAAATTGACAAGAAGCTCAGCCGTTTTCCTGTTCCCGATTTTCTGTGGGAGGAATTTTATCTCGACCAGGAAATCAATGACCGTGGAATCTTAGTTGACATGAAACTGGCTGACGCTGCAATTGGGCTTGATGCAGAGGCAAAAGAAGAACTGACGACTGAAATGCAGAGGCTCACAGGCGTGGAGAATCCGAACTCTGTGTATCAGTTGCTTGACTGGCTTGAAAGCCGTGGCTACAAGCCGGATTCCCTTGGAAAAACACAGGTAAAGGAACTCATCAAAACAGCAAAAGAGCCTGTAAAATCAGTACTTGAAATGCGTTTACAGCTGTCAAAATCATCGGTCAAGAAATACACGGCAATGAAGCAGACAGCCTGCAGGGATAATCGTGCAAGAGGAATGTTCAGCTTTTATGGTGCCTCACGAACAGGTCGCTGGGCAGGACGTAATATTCAGCTGCAAAATCTTCCTCAGAATCATCTGGAAGACTTGACAGAAGCAAGAGAACTTGTCAAGACAGGCTCTTTCGATGACGTTCAGATGATTTATGACGATGTGCCTGATACACTCTCCCAGCTTATCCGTACTGCATTTATTCCAAGACAGGGTATGAAGTTTATCGTTGCGGACTTTTCTGCTATTGAAGCACGAGTAATTGCCTGGCTTGCGGATGAACAATGGGTGCTTGATGCTTTTGCAAATAACAAGGATCTCTATTGTGAAACGGCATCTCGTATGTTTGGTGTTCCTGTTGAAAAGCATGGTATCAATGGAGAACTTAGGCAAAAAGGTAAACAGTGTACGCTTAGCTGTTCATATGGTGGAGCCAAAGGTGCATTGATCGCTATGGGTGCAATTGATTCCGGTATGAAAGAAGATGAATTACAGCCCTTAGTAATCGCATGGCGTGAAGCCAATCCCAACATCGTAAGGTTTTGGCATTCATTAGAGCAATGTGCTATGAAGTGCATTAAAGAAAAAACGGTAACCAAAACAAACAGATTGACTTTCAGCTATGAAGCAGGGTTCCTGTTTATCGAACTTCCAAGCGGCAGACGTCTTGCCTATGCGAAGCCACGCATTGGTGAGAACAAATTCGGCGGAGAATCAATTACATATATGGGCATCAACGCTCAGAAGAAATGGGACAGGCTTGAAACATTCGGCGGCAAAATTGCTGA